TATTGTGGATGCCACGAGCGCAGCAGGTACAAATTCCACAGCAACAGTCACAAAGCCCACGGGGACGGCCAGCGGTGACCTAATTGTCATCATCGTGGTGGTCGCTCAGAATAGTCCGCTTGTGTTTACAGGGCCGAGTGGATTCTCAACGGCTGACACCTATGACGGCACCGCCTTGGTAAAGTACGTGTATACCAAGGTGGCTGGAGGCAGCGAGCCTGCGGATTACAGCGTGTCGTGGACGAAATCCGGATCTCCGGTCAGCCAAGCGTTTTCAATCGCTTGCATTACGTTAAGAGATGCTACAACGACGGGTGCTGTATACGGAACAAACACAGAAGCTACGACTGCGGACCCATCGGCATCGGGATTAACGTTAAGCTCGCGGGGAGTGCTTATGGCTGTGTACGCATCATCGGCTGCTTCAACAGCTGTTGCCCAGTTTTATAGCCCTTCGATGTGTACGCTAACAGAAAGCATTGAGACTCCGAGCGCAATTTTTTTGTACACACGCAAGCAAATGGCGGTTAACACAACGGCTCTAAGTCTTTCGACGCTAACCAACACCACTTATGTGTCTCAACAACTTTTTTTCCCGAGGTCTTAGATGGCATATATTTTGATTAAGAACGGATCGCTGCTTTGTCCGTTTGAAATACACATGTTACGAGACCATTATCCAAACACAAGTTTTCCGGACGATCTGTCACGGGTCAATCTTCCAGAGTTTGGTGTGTTTCCTTTGACCATTAACCCACAGCCCTCGTATGACCCAATGGTTCAGAGTGTTGCGCTTGGTGTTCCAGTTCAACAAAACGATAAATGGGTACGTGAGTGGGTGGTTGAGCCTAAGCCAGTAGATGTGGCTGCTCGAAACATTCGTGAAAAACGCAATGACTTATTAAGTGCAAGCGACTGGACGCAGCTATCTGACGCATCGGTTGATAAAACAAGTTGGGCGCAATACCGGCAAGCCTTGCGTGATCTACCGGGCCAATCTGGATTTCCTTACTTGATTAACTGGCCGGTTTCCCCATAAAATTTGGAGGGTGCTTGGCGAATGGTACGGACAAAGACGCATACGAAGCCTTTATGCAGTCGCAGATCGATCAGCAGATTCATCCGCCTTATATCACCCCGGAACTTCCTTGGGCAAACGCATGAAAGAAATCACTCTAACTCTGACCGTAGACGAGTTGAACGTGGTGCTAGCGGGTCTCGGTAAACTTCCTCTTGAGGTAGTGCTGAACGTCTTTGGTAAGATCAAGGCGCAAGCAGAGCCTCAAGTAAATAGTGCACCGCCCGCCGAGTCTATCAATTAACGACAGAGGTCATCATGGCAAGCACCGCTTCTCAAATCCTTCGCCTTGAGCTTATCGGCACTGGTGATCAAGCTGGTACGTGGGGTACAACGACAAACACCAACCTCGGTACTTTACTTGAGGGTTCGATAGCGGGGCTAGCCTCAGTCTCTGTTACCTCGGCTAATCAAGCTCTGGTTGCTACCGACTATGCCGCAGATCAGGCGCGGATGGCGATCCTTACGCTGACAACTACCACTAGTGCCAACTTCAGCATCTACGCCCCTCCGGTATCCAAGACCTACGTTGTCTACAACAACTCGGCGTATGACGCGACGATCTATAACTCTACGGTGCTGGGCAATACGACAGCTGCGGGTACGGGCATCACGATCCCTGCCGGTAAGATCCTCTCCGTCTGGTCAAACGGTACTAACTTCTACAAGCAGTCCAACTTGCTTGTTAGCTTGACCACCGACGTCACTGGTACTCTCCCAATCGCCAACGGTGGTACGGGACAAACCACAGCGCAGGCTGCACTAAATACTCTCGCTGCTTCTACTTCTTCGGGTCAGTACCTTCGTGGTAACGGTTCGAACGTAGTGATGAGCGCCATTCAAGCCGGGGATGTGCCGACCCTGAACCAGAACACGACGGGTTCGGCGGGATCAGTTGCAAACGCGGTGACGTTTAATTCTTCTGGTGGTGCTGCTGCAGGTACTACTTTCAATGGCTCTGCAGCTAGGACAGTTGACTACAGCACGGTGGGTGCGCCGAGTACGTCGGGTACCGGGGCAAGTGGAACGTGGGGTATCAGCATCAGCGGTAATGCTGCTACGGCATCGAGCGCTACTACTGCAACAAATGTTACTAACGTAACCACGAACCAAGTATTGACCGCAATTGCTGCCGGGTCTGCCGGAGCCGTTGGGACTTATGCATTTCTTGGGACCGGACAAGGCGGGCCAGACGGAGGGTCAAATTATACGGCCCGTAACTTTGGAGACACGATTGCCGGGTCGGTATTGCGCCCGACTGGAACATGGAAAGGATCATCAGCCGGAACCAATGATGCTCCAGACAGTAGCAATGGCGATGCATGGATTGGGTCACAGGACTCTGCGCGATCTGGGACATGGATGTGCATGGGCTACATTCGAGGGGCATCAGGCTGGGAAACGACCCTGTGGCTGAGAATTTCGTAAGGAATAAAAATGCAGCTTGAATATGCAAAAGACCCAAAATGGTCAAATCCGCAACATACCGCCATTGATTTGATTGTAAAGTTTGACGCAATCAATCGAGAGTTGCCGTTTACTGCCGATCCGAATGATGTTGAAGAGCACGGGCGACAGATTTATGCAAACTGCATCGCAGGGCAATATGGCAGCATTGCAGAATATATTCCTCCCGTTCCAGTTCCTCCGACTGCTCAAGAAAATAAAGTGGCTGCTATAGAAGCCTTGCAGCAGACAGATTGGGTTAATCAACCAGATGTTACTAATTTGGCTATTAATCCACATCTGATCAATCATGCTGCGTTTATATCGTATAGGGCAGCGCTTAGAGCCATAGCCGTAAATCCACAGCCCGGCAATTTGAGCTGGCCTGTGAAGCCCGATGAGCAGTGGAGTGCAGGTTAATTTTATTCAGGTGAACCATGCCACTTCAGAAAATTCTGTTCAAGCCGGGAGTTAACCGCGAAAACACGCGGTATACGACCGAAGGCGGATGGTACGAATGCGACAAGATTCGCTTTCGTCAAGGGAATCCAGAGACGCTGGGTGGATGGGTGCCGTACTCTTTAAACACGTTTCAAGGTGTGTGCCGTTCTTTAAACAATTGGGTAACGCTGAACAACGAGAACTTGGTTGGTGTCGGAACAAACCTGAAGTTCTATATCGAGAATGGTGGCGCGTACTACAACATCACGCCGATTCGTGAAACCGCAACGATTAACAACAATCCGTTTGCTTTGATCGCTTCTACGACGGTCACGGTTACGGATACTAGTCACGGTTGTTCAACCGGCGATTTTGTTACGTTCAGTGGAGCCGTTGATATTGGCAGTGGCGGCACGAACGTGACGGCAGCAGTGCTCAACCAAGAGTTCCAAGTCACAGTTGTCGATGTCAACACCTACACAATCACCATCTCGGTAACACCCAACGCTACAGCTATTGCCGGATCTCCGGGCGGTGGTTCTGCAGTAGTTGCCGCTTACCAGCTTAACGTCGGGCCTGCTCTGGCTGTCCCACTAACGGGCTGGGGTGCCGGGGCTTGGAACCAAACGGGCAGCACGTGGGGTAACACGACATCTACTACGCAGTTCGTACTGCGTCAGTGGAACCAACAAAACTACGGTGAGGATCTCGTGTTCGGCCCTCGTGGTGGCGGATTGTATTACTGGGATGCTACAGGCGGCGTGAGTACACGGGGCGTGCTGCTTAACTCTCTGGGCGGCACAGTTACTTTCACAACCGCAAGCCCGACCGTTGTGACGCTGACTAATTTATTGACCGAAGGTACTGCCGTTCAGTTCTCAGTCTCTTCTGGCGGCACGCTGCCAACCGGCATCAGCGCGGCCACCACTTACTATCTGTTCAACGTCCTTGGGTTGACGGCTAACCTAATTGATATCTCCGGCAATCTGATCAATGTGACTGGCGCTGGCAGCGGCACCTTTTCGATCTCCTTGCTGGTTGACGTGCCGACTGTACAGAATTACATTCTTGTGTCGGATACCAGCCGCTTTATCTTTGCGTTTGGTTGTAACGACTATGGCGCGGCGACTGCCGACCCCATGCTCATCCGCTGGTCAGATCAAGACAACGTGCGAGAGTGGACGCCAGACGCTACCAACCAAGCTGGTTCAATTCGCCTTTCCAGAGGTTCGGAGATCGTTACAGCGCTGCAAACACGCCAAGAAATTGTTGTGTTTACGGACTCAAGCGTTTATAGCGTGCAGTATCTTGGCCCGCCTGTGGTCTGGAGCACGCAGATCCTTGGCGATAATATCTCTATTGCTGGGCAGAACGCTGCGATTATCGCTTCAGGCGTTATTTACTGGATGGGCGTCGACAAGTTTTACGCCTATGACGGACGGGTCCAAACGCTGAACTGCGACGTGCGGCGGTATGTCTTTAGCGACTTCAATCTTGATCAGCGGGCACAAGTCTTTGCGGGTACCAATGAAGCTTTCAATGAGGTTTGGTGGCTATATTGCTCAGCCGATGCCTCCTATCCAGACCGCTACGTCATTTACAACTATCTGGAGCGTATCTGGTATTACGGCACGTTGAGTCGTTCAGCGTGGTTAGACTCCGGTTTGTCTGCATATCCTTATGCGACGACGTACGATTCATCGACGCAGACGGGCCGTTTGATTGCGCACGAAAACGGGATTAACGATAATACGGATGGTACGGCAGTTGCACTGAGTGCGAACATATCTTCTTCAGAGTTTGATATCAATGACGGGCACAACTTTGGGTTTGTCTGGCGTATCATTCCTGATATCACGTTCAACAACTCTACTAACTCGCCCACCAACCTTAGCCCTCGCGTCACCATGACCCTGAGAGCGCTCTACAACTCCGGTTCCGGGCAGATCGACTCGGCAAACGGGGTTGTGGCGCAGGGTGCCAACTATGTAATAACCGAAGAGTTTACCGGGCAGATCTTCACCCGCGTACGCGGACGGCAAATGATCTTTGAGATTTCTTCGAATCAGCTTAACACCTGCTGGCAGTTAGGCGCACCTCGAATCGATATCAAACCAGATGGACGCCGCTAAATGAACCTGTCCAAACTTCAATTTTCAGCCGCGCCTAACTTACCGCTGGCTCCTAGAGAGTGGAATGCGCAATACCAAGATCAGTTTGCCAATACGCTTCGCCTGTACTTCACGCAGTTAAGTAGCTTGTTACAGAATCTGGCCGGAACTAAAGGTGGCTATCACTTGAGTTTTCCTTTCGGAGCTTTTCACAGTAACGACACGCAGACTGCAGCTTCGACCACGACGGCTTATTCAGTTACGTTTGATACGACAGATTACTCAAACGGCGTAAAGCTTGTTGATACGACCAAATTTGTTGTAGATCGTACGGGCGTTTACAACTTTCAATTCAGTGCGCAGTTATCAAATGACGACAATCAGTCGCAAGATATTGATATGTGGTTTCGCAAAAATGGTGTCAACATTCCCGATTCAAACACGCGTTTTGGGATGCCCGCACATAAGTCGACTGGCAATCCGTCTTACGTGGTCGCGGCGTTAAATTTTATCGTGCAACTTAACGCCGGTGACTATCTGGAGCTTGTGTGGAGTTCTACCGACACGCAAACGTTGTTGCAGTATTCCGCAGCAGGCTCGTCGCCGACGCGTCCTGCAATCCCTTCTGTAATTGCGTCTATGACCTTTGTATCTGCTCCCTTAGAGTGATACGATTCTGTAAAAGGAGCATCTCATGGCTGGAATGGGTGTTGGTGAAGCCGCACTATTGAGCGCTGCGCTGGGCGGCGGCACAGCGGCCATGCAGGGCCGTGATCCTTTGAAAGGTGCCATACTGGGCGGGTTGGGTGGTGCCGCGTTTGGAGGATTGAGCAGTGCTTTGAGCGGCAGTATGCCGGGTGCGGCTGCGGCAGGAGCCGAGGCTGCGGGAGCAGCGGCGGGCAGTGTTCAACCGGCTTTGGCCGCCGGGCAGACCTACAGCGCTATGGGTAACGTCGTTCCGGCTACAGCGCCTTTGAACACGCTGGTTGATGCTGCGCCCGCTGCAAAACTGGGCTTTTTTGATAGCCCGACCGAATGGTGGAAAGGTCTGTCGCCTACGCAGAAGATGCTGTACGGGGGCGGAGCGGGTCTGGGTTTGATGGCCTTGACCAATCGTGGTTCCAGCATGCCGATGCAAGAGACGTATACCGGGCCGCTTTCTCGTTTTCGTTATGACCCCGATATTTTCCGTCCGTCTTTGCAGATGGCCGACGGTGGCATTGCCAGTTTAG